CTTTGACCTCTAGCACTACGCCGTTAGGTAGGAAGAAGTCTGGGATGTAGTTCTTATCTTCACGCCACTCGTAGGGTAGCTTTTGTTTCTCGTATACGAAGTCAATCTTGTGCTTGTGTAGTTGTTGAGCCGCTTCGTATTCAGAGTTTGATTTGTATTCGTGTTTGTATTTTTTTCTTTTGAATCCCATTACACATGTACTTCCTCAACGTCTGGGGTCTTTGCCACAGTGGTCAAGTAACGTACTCCGTTAGAGTATTTGAATGCTCTCAGTCCTTGTCCACCATTGGCATCAGACCAGCATTTCTTTTTGTAAGGGCAGAAGACACAGCCCACAACTAACTTGCGGTTGCCTGCCTTTCCATCTGCCGTGTCGCCATAGCAACGTGCAGGAGCCTGCTCGCTTTCCACCATGTCCTTGAGGTGACGCACCCTTGAAGGCGCATCAATCATTTCCATGTCGTGAATAGGTAGGATGCAAAGCTCACTGCTGTTCTTGTCGATTGCAAAGAAGGCGGCTTCCTTGCGGTTGTTCTTTGTGGCATAGGCACTAATCTGTGCGATGTATCCAAACGGGTCATCGTCTGATAGCCTGCCTTCCTTGAACTTCTTGAATGCGAATGACGATGCTGACTTGATGTCAACCAATACGTCATCAATCACACAGTCCTGATGTCCAAGCACACCTTCAACCTCTACGGTATCCTGTGCCTCTTCTACCTTATGGCCTGCGGCTTTGGTTAGACAAATCAGGAGAGCCTCAAGAACATGACCCATTAAGAACTTAATCTTGGTCTGCCCATTGATGGACTCTCCCTCTTCGCCTTGTACTCCGTACCAAATTTGACGGTCTGGTTTGCCGATTGAAGACAGACGTAGGTGTGATGCACCTTCACGCTGGCCTTCACGGAGTATGGTTTCGACAGCCTCTCGCACAAGGCCACCGACTTCATCAAGGGCTTCCTTAACATGAGCCTGCTCAACATCAGCACCTTGCTCAAGCATAGTGTAAATGTCAGGGATAAGTGTGTCTAATGTTTTGGTCATGTGGTATCCTTTCGGTTGGCGAACACGGCAGGACTTGAACCTGCAACCTGCAGATTAGAAGTCTGCTGCTCTATCCAGTTGAGCTACGTGTCCTAGCTCTTACGCTTAACTGCTTTCTTAATCTTCTGTGCTTTGTGTGCAATGTATTCTTCCTCGTCTGCGAAGAAGTTATGTACACCCTTGAGAAGACGTAGTTGTATTGCCTTTAGGTATTTGCCTCGTGGCATAGCCCAACCCGCAATGAATGCTACGACTGCCGCATAGACAGTCACCAGTATGGGTGCTAAGTTTGTTTCCATGATAATCTCCTGTAAAAAGCGATGGAGTCCCCAGCCCTCGTATCCATCTTCGGAAGCCTATATCTTGTTGCTTCCCCCGTGCAGTTAACTAACGACTAGAAAGGAACTGAGTCGTTCATGTTATCGTCTGCGATTGGTGCAGATGCTTCTCCGATTACGTCAAAGTCTTCGGCGTTGCCGCCTGCATATTCAACAAGGCTCACTACTTGAACCTTCTTCAGGATTGGAGAAGTACCAGACTTGCCGTTCATCTCCCACTCGAATGGTGTGTACTGTACGTTGCATACACTTCCATTGCCCACTAGGTCTGAGAACGGCTTCTTCTGTCCGTCCATGACTACTGGTGCATCGTTCTGTGTACCGTCACGGCGTGATACTTTCTGACGAATGTGTACGAAGTCGCCACGCTCATCGTCTCTGTTCTTGATTGGTACACCGTCTGCCTCGAAAGTCTTACGGTTGTTGTCGTCTACCAGCATGTCCAAACCCCACTCTGGTTCGTAGGTTGTGTTAGGTGCTTGAATTGATGCCCAATAAACTTTTCCTGATACAATAGTCATATGTTTTAATCTCCTAAATTGGTTTTCGTTTTGGTTTCCGTATCACAAACAACACCATTGTTGCTGCGATTTTTGAATTATCTCACATCCATAATCGAATGTCAATAACTTTTTTTCACTTTAGTGAGTGTCAGCCCAGTTGTTACCAGTCTTATACTCACAGTCGAGAGGACAATTAACCTTGAGCGATTGCTCTGTCAGTGTCATTGCCTTCTTGGTTACAGCACCGAAGGCTTCTTCCTGTCCCTTACGCACCTCGAATTGGTATTCGTCATGTACGCTTGCAACAAGCTTGAAGTCTAGCTGTGCCTTGGTTGCCTCGATGATAATAAACTTCAGCCACTCCTTACATACGATTGCACCTGCTCCCTGTAGTAGGGTATTGAGTGCCGCATGTTTGTTGCGAACCTTAAGGATACGACCATCCAGACCAATAAGATAACCTCTATCGGCCAACGTGTCAACCTTTTTGCGTAGTGCTTTCAAGGCTGGCATGTTGTTGAGGAAGTTATCAATCAGACGTTGACCGTCTTTGGCTGTGCCATTAACGACCTGTCCAATCTTGCCTGCACCAGCACCGTAGAGGAACGCATAGATAAACGTCTTTGCATTGTCCCTGTTGGGTAGCCCTGCGGCCTGCTGGTTAGCTGTATGCACGTCACCTTCCACAACTTCTTTCGTGTAGGCTTCGTCATTCATATAGTGTGCCAGCATTCGTAGCTCAAGACCTGATGCGTCAGTACCCAGCAGTGTGTAGTCGTCACTCGATACTGTCCACAATGCTCTGCACTCCTTACCATAAGGTGAGTAGACAGCAGGTACTTGTGCCATGTTAGGTGATGTGTGAGCCATGCGTCCTGTAATGGTACGCAATGTAAGCACTCGTCCATGCACCCTGTCGTTCTCGTCTGCCGCCTCAATCCATGATTTGATTTGCGACACACGCTTCTCCAGTAGTAAGTAGTCAGCAATCAACTTGGCCTGTGGTATGTCAGTCACCTTGGACAACACTTCTTCAGAGACAATAGCCTGTCCCTTCTCAGTGTAGGCGTGTGGCTTCCAACCAAGTGCAGACAAGCGTTCCGCTATCTGCTTACGTGAGCCTGGATTAAATACTGTTACTTTATCTTTAAGTCTTTTACCTGTCTTCTCAGATATTCTAACCTGAGTAATAGGCTTGAAGACTTCTTGAAGTTCGTTGTTAATCTTTGCTGATTCGTCAGACAGTCGAGCAACCAAGAGCATTGCGTTCTTAACGTCAAGTGTGAACCCGTTCTGCTCCTGCTTGTCGATGACTGCACGAACCTGATGTTCTAGGTTGATGCTACGTGCAGAGAAACCCTTGAGCGTAGGGACAAGAGCCTTGTATACTTTCGCCGTAAGCTCTACATCACGAACGCAATACGTCAGCATCTTGTCTGAGTAACCAGAGAAGTCAGAGAACTCTAGCTTCGGATACCCAAACGTCTTGCCCCATGCGTCAAGTGAATGCCCACCTTCTCGCATTGGGTCTGCCATCTGAGACATGATAAGTGTGTCTCGTATCTTACTTAGCGGTATGTTTACTCCAAGCAATCGCTTGATTACTGGAGCATCAAAAGACACACCATTGTGCATAACAATAATATCGGCAGACTCAATGAGTTCTTTCGCATGGTGGATGTAGTCTGGTTTATAAGTGTATATACGTTGTTCATCTAAATCCTTTGCTACAATACAATAAATAGTAGTAGCATCTAAGCTATCTGTTTCAATGTCTACTACTAATCTTTTCATATCTTAATACTTTCTTTAAATTTATTTATAAGTTGTTTATCAAACAGGCTTTGTATATTTAACAAGAACATCTTGGATGCGTTGTGGTCGCCGCCTGCTATCTGTCTTGGATTATCCATTAACTTAATAATCTTTTTAAGATTGTCAGTCTTAAAGACAAGCGTAGCATAAACATCATCATCTATACATAGGTTGTGAAACCAATAGTCTGCTTCGGTGGCCGAAATACCAGAAGGTTTTCCGTATGACATGTATTCGATTGCGATGTTTCCAGTGCCTGTCCACATACCACGTTCTGATTTAACCTCAACTTTTTTATCTTGTAACATCTCAGCTACCATACTTTCCCTGACTTCACCATACTCCAAGTCAAGGTCAAACTTTTTCCTATCTTCTACTGAAGGCTTCATACTTCGATTAACTCCGCTTGCTGATATGGAACGTGGAAGAACTGCTCACCCTGTAGGATGCGGCCACCACGTGCCTCTTTAACTTCTGACTTGGATACTGTGTCACCACTGATACGCCACGCTGCCTTCATGTCAGGTCGTATGATGTAGAAGTGTAAGACACCCTTGTCTGCTACTGCATTAATAAGTTTATGTTTGCGGTAGGGTATTCGTATCTCTTTCCAAGTAGGATTCCAATCACCTTTCCATCCATACTTTATCTCCGCCTCGTTGAAGAACTTAGTATAATCCAACTTGCTCTTGATGTCAACAGAAAAATCTTCTTCGGTGTCTAAAATTGTATGGCCTTGTGTGGATAAGTAATCAAGCACCCACTGCTTAGCCTTGTTGTCTGAGCGTTCATACCTCTCTCTTGAGAAGGGAATGTTTACGCTGCCTACGATTGGTTTAAGCTGTGTCATAAATAATCTCCTTTAGTCTTTGAATCCAAACTCTTCTACGTCATCACCCATCTCCACCACGCATCCTGTTGGTGCGAGGTCGCAGTTTGGATACGAGTAGCAAGATAGGTGAGGGTCTTCGTCTGGGTCTACTATGCTTTCAAATGAATTACACTTGGGACAGTGTTCATGTGGAAGACCGTAAGGCAAAAGGTCTTTTTCTATTGACTCCAGAGTAACCTCAGACTCGTATATACGAAGGTTAACGCCCGACCTCCCCATCTTCTTGTTTACTTCTTCCACAAATATCAACGCTTCCTTGAGAATGTCTCCCTCTTTCTGAGAAAGCCATGGCTCTTGTATCACATCCTTAAGCTCAAGGTCAATATCCAAACCTATCCAACCACAGTCCTCACACTTTGCTCTTAGTTCAAAATCCATTATAGATAACCTCCTGTTTCTACTGTGTCGAAGTCTTCCTTGTTAGGGTCGTCAATCTCTGTCATGCGGCCAGTGTCACGGTCATACAATAGGAATGCGCCGACACCAGTCTCACCAGCATAGCGATTCTTAAGAACACGCACTGTGGTTGTGTTGGCTATGATAGGGTCAGTAGCTTGCTGGTCACGCTCCATTGCAATCACGGCGTCACTAATCTGTGCGATACTGTGTGAGCCACGTAGCATAGACAGGCTAATCTCCTTGCCTTCCTCCTGACCCTTGTCACCTGATGCACGGCGTAAGTGAGACACAAGCAGGACACAGCACTGCGTCTCTTCTACAAGAGAGCGTAGGTTGGTCATCATCTTGTCAATGTTGCGGCGCTCATCGTCACCCTCAAGACCTGATACCAAGATGGATAGGTGGTCGAGGATGATATACTTGCAGTCCAGAGCCTTAATCATGTAGCGAATACGTGACAGGATTTCGTCAGTCTGGATAGAGCCGAAGTGGTCGAAGGCGAACACACGGCCTGTGCCTACAGTCGCTTCCTCGTATGACTTGAGTTGCTCTGGTGATATAGTGTCACGCACCTCCTGAATGTATAGACGCTTGCTTGCCTCGACAGACATGAGGTGGAAGATGGTCTGCTTGACGTTCTCCTCAAGGCTGACGATGCCAATGTTGTGGTCAGTGTTGTTGAGTAGGTGATGTTCAAGCTCTCGCATGATGCTTGACTTGCCAGCACCAGTGCCTGCTGTGAACGTGATAAGCTCACCTGTTCGCATACCATACAGCATCTCGTTCAAGCCCTCGTATGGATACGGGACAGACTCCTTGTCGTCATTGTCATACAGCCCGTCATAGTTAGCGAGGTTGACAATGCCTGCTGGTGTGTATGGCTG